TGCTGCGCTGGTTCAAGGAAAACAAGATTCCTGCTCTGCGGCTGTATCAGATTGAATGTGTGGTGAAGCCCAATGATCCAGCAGCAGATCGTTAGTAGCGACATTTCGTGGGCGTCGCAGGCCAACGTTCGGTACTGGGAGTCGGTAAGGAATAATCCTTACCACAAACTCCGGTTAGCCGATGCGTACCTCGCTCGGATCAACGTAGGCGAGTGGTCGCAGCGGGCAGAGCGCACGTCGTGGCTCAAGAACTACGTGGGCGACATCCTCCGCAGCCTGACCGACGTAAAGGAAGCGTATGGCGACCCGCACATTCGGGGCATGGTGCGGGAGTTGTGGGGCGAACCTGGCGTGACGCGATTGAAGGCCAGAGCGCAGGCGGCATAATAGACCCATGCGCTACGCCAAACGTCGGGACAACAACCACACGGATATAGTCGAAGCCCTCCGCAAGGCCAATTTCGAGGTCATCGACTTTGCCAGCGCCGGTCACGACATTCCCGACCTGCTCGCTATCAAGCCCATGCACGACGGCATGGCGTGGATATGCTGGGTAGAGGTCAAGGCGAAGGGCGGGCGGCTCTCAGACGGCCAGAAGCGCTTTAGGGGGCTGTTTGAGCCTAGGGGCGAGTGGTATGAAGCGCGTGACCCAGACGATACGGTCTGCGCGATCCAAGCCCTGTACTTGCAGCGGCTTAAATAATTCGTTTACAATAGCGCCATGAACAACTGGCGCTCACTTAACCAAACACTGAACTCGCTGAACGAAGAGCAGGTCAAAGCCCTGCTTGACGATGAGATCGTCGGTCAGCGTCGCACGACGTTCCTCAAGCGGCTGCACCAACGCTACTGCATCCTGCGGGCCGCTCGGGAACGCGCTGAGATTTTCAGCGCCGTCGCAGATAAGTCAGATAGTCCGCACCTTCCTGCGGGTCCCACCACACTTTCACCAAGTCTGGATGCTCAGGCGGCAAGTCTGGGTTGATGGTCGTCAGGACGCAGGGTGACAGGGCGTTGTCCCTGAACCCTCGATCCTTGGCGTAGCGGTCGTAGACCTTGTATGAGGCAACCTTGCAGGCGTGCATGGTAATGCCGCTAATCGCATCCTTCAGGACGCTATAGGCGCTCTCGTGCTTATGCCCTGCCACGTAGATGTGGTCGCGGGTTCCCATAATGGCTGCCTTCATCGGGCCATGCGCCGGGTTCCAGATGGACGAGCCGCTGTGGTCGTGGCGAGCGTTGACCCGCACTTCTATGCCGTTCGGGAACCGAAGCGCTATACGGGCTTCTGAGGACTTGTAGAGCGCGTTCTGTTGCTTGGCTATCCACTTCAGCGGATCGCCTGAGCCTGACCACAGGTCGTGGTTGCCAGCAATCATGTAGAGCCAGTCGCAGCGGCCAACGAACCACTCGGCAATCTTCCAGGCTTGCGAGGCAGACGTACTCTGGTCGGCGTAAAGCCTTGCTAAACGACCACACCAGTTGTTCGTGGTGTCGCCTACGTTGCAGGCAAACAACCCCTCGGTTTTATTCACCAGCGCCGTGTGCCGCTCGATGGCCTCAATGTCGCAGCCGTCGTCGTCTACGTGCGGGTCGCCAAAGTGCAGCAGGCCGATAGCGCCACCGAGTTTGACCTTAATGGGAATGAGTTTGGAGGCTTCTTCGTGTTCGCGCTTGTGCAGGAACTTGCGCTTGCGCTGTTCGATCAACTCCTCAATGGGAACGTCGTCGTCAGGCAGCGGGGTAAATGAAAATCCGGGCTTATCTACGTCCTGCTTGACTGCGCCCGGCTGATACGTGGACTCAGGGATGATGTATCCCTTGGCCTTCATCTTTTTGAGCCGCATCATCAGGCTTCGTTCGTTGAAGCCTATCTTGTTAGCGGCTATGGCTCGGATGCCGTTGGCGTCCTGTAGAGCCTTTAGGATTTCATCGTCAGTGGCTTTTGCTTGCATCGTCTACTCCATCGTTGTGAGCATCTGTTGCAGCAAGTGGCCGGTTCGGTCTACGAGTTGTTCGTCTGACGACAGGTCGGGATGACCTGCCACATCAAAGAGGGCGTGCATCGCCTCATGCGCCCATACTTGCTGCCGGTTTGTGCCTTTACAAGAACTTATGATGTGAATCTCATACTTGTCTGGAAGCCACATTCCAACACAATTCTTGCCGTGTCGCCACTTTGAAGGCGATATTACTTTGACTTTGATGGTGTGACCGGCTAGTTGGAACGTGGCAGGGATACCGTCTTTACGCATGACGCCTGCTCCATGAGGCTTAAATTACGGCTGGCTGAGAAACATCGCCATCTCGTCTCGGCGCCTCTTGACCAGTCCGGGCAATACTTTGCCCGCTGCCTTTGTCCACATCAAGAACGCTTCTGCCGCTTCCTCGATGTCGTTACGGTTGTAGCGCATCCGTATGCTACTGCGCTGAAGATTGCCAAGCCCTACGTTAAAGGCGAATGACACTAGAGCGTCAAATTGTCCTTGATTATTAACAGAGCCAGGGCAAAGACGGGCCACGCCACGCTCAAAGCGGCCAAGGTCTTCAGCAAGCAAAGCGTTAACTTCTCCCATTGTGAGAGTGCGATCCCAGCCTGCCGGTATCGGTAGATTCTTCCGCTCCTCATACTTCACCGCAGCGTGAGTAGGGTCAATGACATGGCCGACGCCAACAGTCCACAAGAGAGCGGGACAGCGGTAAGGCTTAGTCCGCAAACCCTCGTGGTGTTTCACAAGTTCAATCAGTGCGGGGCTTACCTTCATTTTGCACAATTTTCAAAGTGGTATCTACGCATGTTTCCCCCGCCGCCAGAAACACCGCACTTTGGACATGTCACAACTTGGCGCTTACCTCTACAAGCCTGACTCAACTTATCCCTAAAATCAGGATCAGCAAGACGCTTGGCAGCGCCACGCCTATAGTTTTCTGTATTGGCTCGCTTTAAGCCACGCGCTTTACCGTATCTTTGCCTGCGCTCTTCTGGACTAAGATCAATAAGAATCGACCTCATGTGCCAGTCACTTCGCTTGGCAGGATGGTTGTCCCCGCAGGGCATCCCTATTGCGGAACTTTTACCATTGTATAGACCGTCAGGAAAAACAAAATCCAGTAGTTCTTGCTCTATTGCGCGTACTTCATTCGGATTTTTTGCTTCATATGCAAGTTTTACGGCAAACGCTTCCTCGCCATACTTGTTCCACGCACGTTGAAGGTGATCGCAGAAGTGACTATTTCTACGAAGATTCCTTAAATGCGTTTTGACGCGCACATCCAAATCAACAGAACTGCCTATATAAGCAGTCCCATTTAAGAGGTTTTGGATGGCGTATACAGCAATCACTTCTTACTAAACGCCTGTGTTCCAAACCAAAACGAAATTATACTGCTTAGGATCAGCATCTCGTCTTCAGAGAAGACGTTTTCCAGCGCAATCGCAAACGGTACGCCTTGGTTCCACGCATACCACATGCCAGCAATGTTGATGATGACCAATTCCAACACAAAAATGTAGGTGACGACCGGGCGCACGGAGGCACGCAGGTTAATCATCCACTGGCTTGCGCCCTCGCCAATCTTCATGTCGTGTTCGTAGAGCGACTGACGCTCTTCGCCAGCCGTCTGGGTCTGAATCTGCTCCAGTTTGATCTCTTCGACGCGAGCCTGGGCAATAAAGCCACGCTCGGCCAAGGCCAACTCACGTTCCTTTTGTGCAGCGACAAGGGCTAACTCGTGCTTCTTGTCCTGCCGATCTTGGAAGATTTGCAGAATCTTGGGGAGTCCACCCGCCAGAAACGACAAGAACGTGCTAACCATTGTCATCATTGTCTTTCTCCACATCGTGCTTTGAGCCGATCATGATCCCTGACAGCGTGCCGACCAGAAAAGTCGCAATCGGGTTGATCAATTTAAAGAACTCCGCATCATTCGGTGCTTGCGCGTCAATCGGTTGAGTTACAAAAATAAGCGCATAAAGCACCGCAACAATAATAATTAACAACGTAATTGCGAGCGTAACCCCAACAATAAAACGGAGCAGCGTGTCTAACTGGGGATTTACTCGCACTTTGTTTGCCTCAGCGTCATTTCAGTACAAGTGCCGCTTGCCGAACAGATTGGTGGGTTACACTCTGTGTTGTTCCAGTTAGTCGGGTCTTGACACGGGTAGCGGTAACGATCCGCACAACCCACCGTTGTTAGCACAACCATCAGCATCATCACCCGTTTCATTTGTCCATCTTCTCGTCTAGTTTGTCGAAGATTTTGCCGAGCATAGACTTGATATCGTCAATGTCGCGCTGGTACGTGGTCTGCGTTACATACGTCAACGGCATGTTACGGATGTCTTTATCCAGTCGCTCGATGCTGCGCGTCAGGTTATTGACAGTCCAGCCGCCAAGGAAGGCAGCCACGCCTAGCACGATGTTGAAAAGAACCTGCATGTCGTCCACGTCACTTCTCCGAAAGCGCCTGCGTGGTGACAGATCGCAGAACAAGGTTAGCCAAAGCACCTACCATCAGGATGGCCGCAGCCACTTCCTGACCCCACAGCACGGTCATGTGACCGCCCATCAACTCCAGCCCGCCAAGGACGGCCAGCAGGACGTTCCACCAAACGGTCTTTGATTTCAGTGCGCCTTTAAGCATGGTTATCTCCCGGCTAAAGCGTTAATCATTTCAGACTGACTAAGGAAGTCAGTAGCGGGGCGCACAGCGGTTTGACCGACTGGCAGCGCTAAAGGAGCAAGCGGCGCCTGCCTAAACCCACGCATAGCGCGAGCCGCATTTTCGGCGCGACGAGAAGCAAGCACGTTTGCAGTTCCGGTGGCTGCGGCACGGGTCGTGGCGATTCCGCCCATGATAGTCGCGGCGGTAAGCGGATCAATCTGCCCAATCTGTGCGGCAAACGGCGTAGAAAGGCCGCCAACACCTGCGTACAACGTACCACCAAGAGATCGCTGCACACGCAAGGCTTCGCCAATATCCGTCAAAGTTTCTGCTACCTTGCCGCCATCAATAACTCGGTCAATAAACTCTTGTTCTTCAGAACCGAATCGGTTGTATGCGCGAGGATTGTTTCGCTTGAACTTGCGGAACTCATCTCGAACAGCGGTATCAAGCGGGGATTTTGACAGTTTTGCACGCCGCAGCAAATCACTCATTTGTTCGCTTCGGCTAACCTGCCCCCACAAGCGACGAGCCTCTGTAAGGCGCGAAAGAGCCTGCGGCAAGTTTCCGGTTATAACGTCGTTTGGTGAAGCGTTAAGAACAAAATCATCAAGTTCGTCAGATATTTCGCGCCCAAGTCGTCGGACGTTTTCGTCTTGCGATTTAATAAGCGTCTTAGTGATATCGCTTCTTGCGGTATCAATATCAGTAAACTTGCGATCTTGATTGGCAAACTTGTCAAGTTTAGTCACAACAGCCTTAATTGCAGGCTGATCTGTAAATCCTTCGTCCGCCAACCTTTGCTTTAGGTTTGCAAGCATACGATTGTATGCGTTTGCTGAAAATACAACGCCCGCTTGATCAAGAGCCTTATATTGGTTTTTGGCTTGCTGATAAAACTGTTCTTCCGATGGCGTGCCTTTGCCAAAAAACTCCTTAACTGTTTGCGGACCACGCGCGCTAAGTCGCCCAGTGGTCATGCCTCCAAGCACGCCTACAGCGGAAAGCACCAACGGATTGCGAAGGAATGATCCTTCTTCTGATTCTTCGATGGCTACTTGCTGCGCTAATGCACCACCGGCTCCAGCCGCCGTTTGCGCCGCTGGGTCACGTCCCATCATGGAAAGAACATTTTTTGTTACGCCGGGGCCATACGTTTGTGCTAGTTGGCGCAAAGCGTTGGCTTGAGAAAGAGCAGTAGTTGCCGCTTCTGCTCCGCTTGCGGTATATCGTTGTGCCGCCGTCTCAGGTTGACGAAACACGCTTGGCATTAACGTCTCATAGCCGCCGCGAATTACGTCAGACGGAACGGGAACGCGCCTTTCAGACCCGGCGGCTTGTAAGCCAAGGTTTGCTAACGTCGATCCTAAATCGGTCAACGCAAGCGTGCCGACAGCGCCAGCACCCACAAGGGGGCCGCCAACAGCGGTTCCGCCAATTCCAACCGTGGCATAGGGAGCAATAGCGCGGTTAATTACACCCGCATATTGGGATAGCGCATCAAGCCCTTGACGCTGCGGAATCTGGTCTTGGTCCGATCTGCCGCCGTACTGTTGAATTAACGCCATCATATCTACAGGCGCAGCACCGGGTTGAGCAGCAGGCTGTCCGCCATACTGCTTAATCAGCGCGTCAACATCGACAACCGGCTTATCGCCTATCTTGGTGACGGTAACGTCTGACCTTTCAGCCATTACTTAATCCCCGCAGCCTTCTTAAAGTTATCAGCCGCTTCTTTGTTTGGGAACGTAACTGCGCCAACACCCGGAACTTGAACGGTTATTCCGGCTTGACCAAGAGGTCTGCCACCGGGAGCGGTAACAGTAACTTCTGGCGGAGGCGGCAACTTGAACGATTGCTTCTTTCGACCATAATCTCTAAAAAAGTCATCCAACTCGCCGGATTCAACGCGGGAGTTAAAGTCTTCCACCATTTCGCGCTTGTATTTGGCTCGCATTTCGGCCATGCGAATAAGCGTTTCCTTATCCAAGGATCGCGTACCAGAAATGACTTGCCGCAAAAACTCTCGTTCAGCAGGCGTGTCTAGGCCGCGAGCGCCAACACCGAGTGCTTGAAACTGAGTAAACACGTCCGAGCCAAGCAACGCTTCCAAGTATTCAGTATCAGCCACTTTTTCAATGGCTTCAGGCTTGCCGCCAGCGGCTGCTTTAAGACGATTAAATCCAAGTTCAAGTTCAGCCGTGATGCCAGTCGAAGGCTTGCCTTCTTGAAGCAACTTAACAGTCTCGTAATCCTTGTTAATACTTCTTGCTGCGGTTTTAACAGTATTGTATTCGGCAATATCTGCTTCAGCGCCGCCTTTTCCAAGAACCTTGGCTCGCTCGCTTTCCGCTTGATTGATGATATTAGTAACAGGGCGATTTGGCGAAGCCGTAACTTTTATATCACTGCCTTCAACCGCTCTTGCGGGTCCACCATATTCGCCCATGGCAAGCACGCGGGTTCCACCGCCGTAATTTTGCTCAATAAAGTGCTGTTTACGCGAATCTTTAAGGCCAAGTCGTGCATCTAAGACTAACTGTTGAAACGCAACCGGGTCTTTAGCGGCTTCAGCAATTTTTGCGCGAGATTGTTCTGCCGTAATTCCTCGCGCAGCCAAATACCTGCCAAGCACGGGATCGGCGTGATTTGCTTCGTGCCAAGCCATCATTTCTTGCGGCGTTCTAACCGTGTCCAACAATCGAGCAGACGTATCCATTGCCGCGCCAACAACGTCAAGCGACGACTTTTGGCCTGCCGTTAAAGCGTTTTCAGCCTTTGCCAAACTTTCCGCTTCTTCAAAAAGCCCTGCACTTAATAAATCCTGCGGAGTAAGAGGCTTCGTTCCGCCCTTAATAAGGCCCGCTAATTGATTGGCTCGCTTAACCTTTAACTGGTTAGCAGCAATTGATGCCTCCGCTTCATCCATCGCCAGAGCGTTGCGAGCAAACACCATCGGGTCTTGCAACTGCATTGGTTGAATTTGCGGAACGTAGATTTGTGGGTTAATCGGCATGATTAAACCTCCCCAGTCGGGAATCGACGCCTTAAAAAGTCTTGCCCTTGCGTGTAGTTAATGTACTGCCCAAGCGCTTGGTTAAGGGCATTGCCAACACCCGCATACCCAGAAGCGCGAGCCGCACCACCAGCCATTAACAAGTTGCCCACGTTTTCGCCGTACTGCCCAGCCTGACCAGCAACTTGTTGTGCAGCAGCCTGACCAGCGCCGTATAGGCTGCCAAGCGTTCCGAGCCGAGTTCCTAACTGTGCCTGCGCTCGATTAAAGGCGTTCATGTACTCCTGAGACGCCAAGTCTTGACCGTAACGCTGACCAGCCTTGATAGCGCCGCCTGACAGCAGATTGCCGCGAGCAGACTGCATACGCTCCAGCGCCTTTTCGCCTTCTCGCAGACGGAAGCCGTAGCCGGGGTCCATTTGCAAATCTTTTTCGCCAAAGCCACGAGTTAGCATCCCGTAGTCTGGGGCAGCAGTATCTCCGCCTAAACCAAGCAGTCGTAACAACTCGTTCTGCGAGGAAATTCCCGCTTGACGAAAAGGCTCGGCTAATTCCGTCTGTTTTTCAAAAATTTCTTTTTGAACTTCAGCGGAACGATCTGCTGCGGCTGCTTGCGCTTTTCCGGCTTTTCGTGATGAAACAGCGCCAACGACGGCGCTAGTGGCTATGGCTGCGGCGATCCAAGTCATGGCAATGCCTCATTAAATTCTTCAATCTGAATCTTTTTCAGATTGTTATGTGCATCAAACAACGCTTTCTCTTCCGGCTCAATTAGTTCAAACTCTATCTCGTCCAAATCCATCTTGTCCGTCTGATGGACGGTTATGCCTACTGCATCCGTCAACGCTAATGTAACCCTTTTTGTGCCGGGTTTGGACTCCACCACGTCCCCAGCACGCAACAACTTCATGCCTGATTCTGTCCAGGCAATAATCTCACCTGCGGCACATAAGAAAAAGTGGTCTTTCTTGTGAACCTTGCCCACGATCAGCGTCCCTGCCGGTCGAAACACCTTGCGGCAGTACATTCCCTTGGAAAAGTAATGCTCGGTGGTTAGTTCCGCTTGGGGCAACTTAATGGCTTCGTCCTGAAGCCGCTCAATTTGCTCCCGTGTCGGAATCTGGATTGGCAGGTCTAGTTCTGTCACGAGACTTCTCGCCCCGACGAACGGATGTTGATAGCCGACGCCGTACCGGCAATCGTTGAGATAAACCCGCCCGGTTGCAGGACGTGGCCGACCAGTTCGGGGAACGTGTACGTCTCGCTTGGCAACAGCGTCTTGTTCTTGATGATCAAGTTCTGGTTGCCCGAGGAGTCAAACTGGGTCACGAGGTTGACCGACAAGGTAGCCGCCGCAGCGCTGTAGTTGGTCGCCGTGAACTTGTCGATAATGGCCGACACGTTCTGGGCAATGTATTGAGTTACTTGGGTGTTCTCCGCAATTTTTGCGGGGATCAGGACTTTGACGTTAACTGCCATGTGTCACCTAAAAGGTAAAGACCATTCGGACGCGGCCATTAGACCCAGACAGGCCAGCGGCACCGCCCTCTACCGGATCGCCACCGTCACCGCCAGCGCCACCAGTAAGGCTACCCACACCAGCGATTGCAGCCGCACCTGTCTGCGTAAAAGCCGCTCCGCCGTTGCCGTTAGTGTTGGTCGTATTGCCCCCAGAGGCCGTGCCGCCAGCACCCTGCTGACTGCCGAAGATACCGATACCACCGTAACCTCCAAAGCCTCCAGTTGCGATCATCTCGGGCAGCGCATACGTTCCGGCATACGCCACTGACTGAGTGCCAGCACCGCCTACCGCATCGCCAAGTGAGCCGCCTGTGCCAGCCACGCCGACAGTGTACAGGATCGTTTTACCGGCATCTGGGCCAGTTAGAACGAGTACAGTCTTGGAGTAGGCACCACCGCCTCCGCCGCCACCAGGGTTCTCCTGCGGCTCGTAGGCGAACTCACCAAAGATGTTGGTTACCGTGCCGTAGCCGCCACCACCACCTGCGCCCCATACCTCAATAGTGACGCCCGTAGCGCTGGCAGGGATCGTGACCGACCCAGACCCGGACGAGTAGTCAACAACGCCCGCACCGGCTCCTCCGGTCGTGCCTGCAATCGCCGCTGCTAGGGTAGCGCCGCCCATTAGGTCAACCCTGCTCCGCTGATCAGCCACGAGGTTGAGCCAATTTTGACGCAGGTCGCCAAGCCGTTACGCGCAAGGGTGCGGGTGCCGGTCGTCGTGCTGTTAGCCAGCGTCAGCGTGTCGGTCGTAATGCCAATCGAGAGCGCCGTAGCGTTGAGGTTAACGATAATGACTACCGTGCCAACCGGGAACGCGACAGCAACGTTAGCCGGAATCGTCAGCGTCAGCGACGAGCCGTTCATCAGGATGGACTTGCCACGATCCGCCAACACCAACTGGTAGTTAGCCGTTTGGCTGTTTTGCGGAGCCTCTCGATAACCCACAGCGTAATTAACGCTAGTCGTCGCGTTATCGGGAATTAACGGCGTGCCGGTAAACGTGGGCGAGGCAATCGCGGCGTAAGTGGAGGCAATCTGCGTTGAGGTCAACGCATTAGTAATCCCGTAGCCAGCCAGTGTCGTCGGTGTGCCGGTGATAGTTGACCAGGCTACTGACTCAGTAGAAATGTCATTAACGCCGCCAATGTCGTCATATTCACCAAGTTGAACGTCGTTTGCGTCGGTAAGCACAAACCGATATAGAACGCCTTCCGACAGCCACATGTCTTCTGGCAACCGGCCAGCGGAATTAAGAATAATAGGATTGGCGTTAGCGGACGCCCCTAGCACTGACGTGTAAGTTGTCTGCGGAGTCGTGGTGCCAGCCGCATACGTGTAAATCTTTCCGCCCGACAGCACTGAGTTGTCGTCGGTAAAGAACTGCGCTCCGGCGCCAGCAAAGGCGGAAAGATAGACGGTCATATATTCACCTGCGTCATAGTAAGGATGACCGAGGGGATGCCAGGATGGAGAGCAGTGGCTGGCTCGGCCAAAAGTTGCACGGTAGTGCTGTCGGTTGCCCACATCAACTGCAAATAGTCGCCGTTTGACATGGAGACAAATATGTTTGCGGCGACGAATATTTCGCCGTTGTTGCCTTGAATTCTCACTTGAGATGCTGAATCTGGAACATTAACGCCGTTAACTCTCGGCCATACATAAAAAATTGCTACGCCGCCGGAAGTTTTATCCAACTGAATGGAAAACTGCATGTTGTAGATAGCGGGCCTGCCTACCTTAATGTGAGTGTTATTTGCCGGATCAACATAAACGCCGTACTGGCTTGACGTGCTGTTAAACGTCATCGCGTAAGCGGTATTTATTGCGGCGGCAACTTGTGTTTGCGTTGAATAAAACGAGCCGTAGTTAACAGTAAAAACTTTGGCGGCTACAACCTCGGCAAGCGGAGGTTGCTTTTGAATATCCTCAATCTCTTGTTGCAGAACCGCTATTTCATCTTCGGTGTTAGACGACAGCGATGGCGTCAACTCAAGGTCGGCAAGCGTTGTCTGCGTGGTGCCGCCACCCGTCAGTTGGTACTGATTGTTGAGGAAGCGGAACCACTCACGCGAAACCAAGCCCGTCCGTTCATCAAGGAACGGAACACGCGGGGCTGGGATTTGCGTGATGTTCTGTGCCATTACGATGCCGTCGGACTAATCTGGAGTTCGGCGCCCATGATGGCGACCTTAACGGGATCGGTGCCGCTGACCTCATATACGCGGTCACGCAATTTCAGCGTCATACCAAGGCGGCGGAAGATGGCGCGAGTGCCGTATTGTCCGGTGCGACCCATCGAGGTCGTGCGCTCGCCGTTCCAAGTGTGGCCGCCATCGTCTGACCAGCGCAGCATCAACTGCGGGTTAGCGCCAATCACGGTCGGCGTATCTACCACCAACGTTAAGCCGGGGTCTTCAACGACGCCCAACGTATACAAGTCATTTTGCGTGTTGATGTCTTCTGGTACTTGCGTACCCAAGTTAGCCACTAGGTTTGGCGCACCTGACTCCGTGTTAAGCCAAATAGATGATTGGGTTGTGATTTCTACGGGCGCGTCAAATGGATCAATACCGTTCAAGCCTACGCCTGTCTCGCAATCAATTTGAAGCGAGTGGTGAGCGGTGCGCTTTAGGTCATTAGCGCCAGTCGGCAACGCACGCCAGCGGCGCAGCCACTTCTGTGTTTGCCCGTCATCGGCATATACGTCTAGGTCAAACTCGTACAACTTGCCGTTCTGGTAATCACCCACAATCGGCACGCCGTTAAAGCGAGCGTGGTTGTTGCCACGGTGACGCTTGAAGTCGCCGTTGCGGAATCCTGCACGTTCGTGCCAAGCGCCCGTAGCGGCGTCAAACACCCACGTTGTGTCAGCGTTGGTAAAGTTCAGCACATAAAACGTATGGCCGTCCTGCTGGTAGGTGTAGCCCACCGCGTCAGACAAATCGCCATAGCCTTGGATAGCAAACTCAACAGCGTGGGTAGACACACGCACGCCTTGGTAGCCGTTGGCTCGATAGACGATGCCCTGACCGCGAGCGTCTGCGCCTAGCCAAAAGACGGAGTTATCCATCTTGGCGACTGAGTACGGCGCAATACAGCCAATCTCGTTATAAGCGCCTTGGATGCGGGTAAGGGGAAAGTCAGGGTCGCCCGAGTTGTACCAGACCTCCACCGAGTTCGTGCCAAACAGCCACGCTTCGCGGTGGTCAATGATCAGGGAGACTAGCCCGTCTGGTGAACCCTCCGCACTCGCAAAATCCAAGGGGTCAACTGACAAGCCATTTAATAGACTTGTTACCCACACTCTTTGCGAGTTCGGCTCGTTGAACACAAAGTAACCGTCAAGGTAGCCGACCGTGACAGCGCCCGGAAAGTCCGGGTCGGTAATCTGTTGGAAAGCGTCCGTAACGCTGTTGTAGATATATCCATCAGGATTGGCGGCAATAAATATCTGCGTGCCGTTATCTGCCATAGACACCGGGCCGGTGCCAGACACAAATCCCAATGACGGCGCTAATTGGTTTTCTAACAAGATGGTTTCGCCATCTTCTAACAAGATAAAAAAGCCGTCTTCCAGCAACAGTTGATTTTGGCCTTGCTGCACATAGTTGTTGTTCAACTTGTACATCTGGTCGCCAGAAACAACGTACAAATAATTGCCTAACGTCCACAAGCCTCGAATCGGGCCAGTGCCAACAACAGTCTTTAGCGTCAAGCCTGGGCAGCGTTGCAGGTACGCGGGTTCTTTGCCGCCTTCTGGCACTACCTCTGGATAAAGGTTTACCATCCGGTTGTCGGCAGCATTGACCGACCGGATGACATACGACGACCCTAGGATCGGCGTCTTCACTTAGAAGTTTCCGGTAAAGATGTTGAAGCGCGGACGGTTGACGATCAGTGCCGCTGGCATTGCCATCAAGTCATCCGGGTTGTTGATGCGCTTCAGATCGCGTTTGCTCGCCATAGCAATACGCTGCACTTGCGGAGACGGTTCAACGCCAAACTCGGCTGCAAGTTCGCAGGCCAAGTTAAAGCGGAACGCACGCAGGTATCCAGGCGGGAACGCAAGGTTAGTGTCTAGTGTGGCAGCCTGCGACAGCGGGCGCACGGACACAAAGTGAAACTCCAGTATTTTAGTCGGTACTGGGTAAATATAAATTTCCACGTCCGGGTAGGTCATGTTGACCCACATCAACTGTGGATAAGTCGAGGTCACTGTCTTAACGGCAATATTGTTGTACTGCTCGTTATTGATCAGTTTGATGCCATACGACACGTTGGTCGATGGATCACGGAAATAGGTAGCGTCGTCCATTAAGATCGGACGTTCGGCCACAAACGAGCCGGTCGGCCCCATCGTAATGTTACGGACGGTAGGCAACCAGTTGTAGACTTGATCTTGGGTCGAGTAGACCGCCAGACGCTCCGTACTCCAAGAGTCAAGCATCTGGTTTAGAGCAGCGAGGGCGTCTTGAGACGTGGCTGCCGAAGGCACTTCACCTTCTGCTAATTGCCCGATCAGACGCAGCGCACCGTTGATCTGGTCAGCAGCGGTGGTTGCCATGTATTACTCCCGGCGTCGTCGTCGCGCCCTTAGTGCGTTATCAGAAGTCCCCGATGCCGACAAGTTTGCCGACACCGGGGATTCTGAATCATCTGGGTCAGAGGGGTCAAACTCCTCC